GTGGAAAGAATCGCGAAGACGTAGGCTTGCAGGAAGGCGACGAACGCCTCGAAGCAGGTCATGGCGAAACCACCGGCAAACCACAGCGCACCCACCGGGATGCCCTGCAGCTTGTTGACCGCGTCAACCATCCAGAACTGTGCGAACGCCAGGCAGGTGGCGACCATAAGGTGGCCGGAAACCATGTTGGCGAACAGACGGATGGTCAGGGAGGCCGGGCGGATGATCAACAGCTCAAGCAGGTTGATCGGAGCCAGCAGGAAATAGACCGGCCACGGCACACCGGGGGTGAACAGCTCGTGGCGCAGATAGTGGCCGAGGCCCTGCGAGCGGATGGCGGCGATCCAGTACTGGATCAGTGTCCAGACAGCGAACACGAGCGGCATGACCACCGTGGCGTTGGCCGCCATGTTCATACCTGGAATGATGCCGCACAGGTTGAAAATGAAGATCGTGAAGAACAGGGTGGTGATCATCGGCACGTAGCGCTTGCCACGGGCCTCACCCATCACGTCATACACGACCTTGTCGCGCACGAAGTCGAGACCGTACTCGACTACGCCCTGCCAACGGCCGGGGATGAGCTTGGCGCGCTTTGCGGTCACGCCGAGCACCACCAACAGCACGATGGTTGCCACGATACGAATCAAAATAATGCGGTTGATGGCAAACGGAGTTCCCTGGAACAGAATCTCCGGGGGAAGGAAGTCATCAACCGAGGGCAGATGAGCGCCTGCCTCGTCAGCCAACAGCAATCCTGCGCTGAGCGAACCGACCATATCACGCCTCCTGCTTCTTCAATGTCAGGTGTCAGTTTAAACCCACCGGGCAGGCAAATGTGACGTGCTCGTTACTTTCGTCTTTTTTTGTCTCCTCGGTGTGGAGTCTGCCGGGCATGGACACGGAGTCTGCGCTGGGCATTCGGCTCCGAATGACTGAAGAGTGATTATTTGCCTGCGTCTAGACAATGTCAATATTATACCGGCGAGTCTCCTGAAATCCCTACTGCTGCAAGGTTTTCCCGGGCGTTTCGCGAACGTTGTGCACTATTGGTCGCATTACGCGGATGTGTGGCATTACGTTCATCAAGCCGTCCACATCGTGGACGAACAACCGTCCACGCTACGAACGCAACCTCCAACAGTAGCTCCTTCTGATGGGCCGAGCCGTGAAGGAGAAGCAAAGGAGCTCCCCGTCGAGGGGAGCTGTCGTCGTAGGCGACTGAGGGGAGATCGTAGGCTCAGCCCTGAATCACCCCATACCCGTCATGCACAAACGGCTTGAAATCATCCTGGCGCGGCCCGCCCGGCTCATGCCGAATCGAACGATCAGTACCGAGCTTCTTCTCAGCCCTGAGCTGCGGCACCTCGGTCAGGTCATACGGCGTGGTCTGGTACACCCAGTTGAGCCAGTTGCGCCACAGCAGATTGGCGTGGGCGCGCCAGGCGAACAACGGTTCCAGCTTCGGATCGTCATGCGGGAAGTAGTTCTTCGGGAAGGGCACGTTGGTCATGCCCTTGGCCATATCGCGCTCGTATTCTTCGGCGAGCGTGTACTTGCCGTACTCCCAATGGCCGAGCGCGAACACTTCGGAGAAGTCACGCGTGGCGATCAGGCCCGGGCCGGACTGCGGCCCCCAAGTCAAGATCTGAAGGTCATGGTTGGCACGTACCTCGTTTTCGTTCACGCCGGCGAGGCGGGAGTGCGGCTGCAGATCAATCTCGTCGAAGCCATTGGTCAGGAAGCAGTATTCATCCTGCAGGTACTGCGGGAATACGCCGAAAATCTTCTCGGGGTAATCCACCTTGTGGATGCCGTAGCGGTAGTACAGTGCGCCCATCGCACCCCAGCACAGGTATATGGTGGAGAACACATGGGTGGAGGCCCAGTCGAGAATCGTCTTGAACTCGTCCCAGTAGTCCACATCTTCGAACGGCATATGCTCTACAGGCGCGCCGGTGACCACAAAACCGTCGTAATAGTTGTCTTTGAACGCATCGAGGTTTTCGTAGAACTTGACGAGATGATCGGCGGAAACGTGCGTGGCCTCATGCGTGGAGGTCTTCATGAAGTCGATTTCGACCTGCAGCGGCGACTTGGAAATCAGACGCAGCAGCTGTGTTTCAGTCTCGATTTTCTTAGGCATCAAGTTCAGGATCACCAGTTTGAGCGGGCGGACGCGCTGACGCTCCGCCTCGGGCTTCTCCAGAGCGAAGATGCGCTCCGAATCGAGGATATCTCTGGCCGGCAGGCCACTGGGGATCTTGATAGGCATGTTCCTATTATGTCAATATTCGGGATAACGGTTCAGGGCATTCCTATAACGGCCATTTATGGCGCGTTATTACCCCGACTCCGACTCCGCCCCAAACCCCTCGCTGCGTGAGCCAATTCACGTTTTAAAACCGCGGGAAGATGACGCGACACGCCGATGTTGACTTTCTGGAATCTGCACCTATTGTAGATAGAGCTGTCTGAGAGACAAGCCGACGCGGGGTGGAGCAGCTCGGTAGCTCGCTGGGCTCATAACCCAGAGGTCACAGGTTCAAATCCTGTCCCCGCTACTGCGGGCGAGGCCGTCACGATTATTCGTGGCGGCTTTTCGTTTATCCGCCGTCGTGCCCTACGGGGCCGCATATCCGATCGGGGCGATGATGTCCTGTGAAAAAACAACATCCAAGCCCGCTCTGGGCAGAATCAATCAATCTATGGCTCGACTCCCTCAAGGCGGCGGGCTACTCCCCCAACACGATCGGCACGCGCCGATGCCAGATGTCCGCATTGTCGAGGGCGCTTGAGGGCGATCCTAGGGACGTGGAAGGCGACGACCTGCTCGCCCACTTCGCCGCGAAGGACTGGAAACCGGAGACACGCAAGGGCGCGAAGAACGCCTGCGTCAGCTATTTCCGATGGCTCAAAGCGTCCGGCCGCAGCGAGGCCGATCCGAGCGAGTTCCTGCCCACCGTCAAGCGTCCCGAGCCGCATCCCCGCCCATGCCCGGACGTGGTGATACTCGCCGCGCTGCGCAAGGCCACGGACGGCGAACGGCTCATGCTGCGCCTCGGCGCCGAATGCGGTTTGAGGCGCTTCGAGATCGCGAAGGTGCACAGCCGCGATGTGATGCGCGACCTCGTGGGCTGGAGCCTCGTGGTCGTGGGCAAGGGCGACAAGCAGCGCATCGTGCCCATCGGCGACGACCTCGCCCTGCTGATCCGATCCGCCAACGGCTATCTGTTCCCCGGCCGATGGAGCGGCCACGTCGAATCATCCTACGTCGGCCGACACCTGAGCGACCTCTTGGGCGACGGATGGACGGCGCACAGCCTGCGCCACAGGTACGCGACAACGACCTACGCCGCCACACGAGACCTGCTGCTCGTCTCCAAGCTCCTAGGCCACGCCTCGGTCGAGACCACGCAGCGGTACATCGCCATGCCCGACGACCGCCTGCGCGCCGCAGTGGAAGCCACGCGCCTCGCCGCATGATGTTGTATTGATGTCATATTGATGTATAATAGACGTATTAGGAGGTTTGATGGAGTTTGAATACGATCCGGCGAAGAGCGCGAAGAACCTCGCCAAGCATGGCATCGACTTCGAGGCGGCCCAGCGCATGTGGGACAACTCAAAGACGGTGACGCTGACCGCTCCCAATCCCGGCAACGACGACGTGCGCTACATCGTGCTCGGCATGATCGACGGCAAGCATTGGACGGCGATCACCACCAAGCGCGGCAAACGCATCCGCATCATATCCGTGCGCAGATCACGCAAGAACGAGGAGGCATACTATGACAGCCAAGACTAAGCCCGACGCCAAGGCGATCACCAGCGACCAGCTTGAGGAGATGTTCGACAACGGCGACGACATCCTCGACTACGTGGACATGAGCAATCCCGTGGTCGAACATCACCCCCCGCTGGAGAAGCGCATCACGCTCACGATGCCCGCATGGATGGTCGGCGAACTGGACGAGGAGGCCGCCGATCTGGCGATCAGCCGCAACGCCGTCGTCAACACATGGATCGCCGACCGCCTGCGCACCACGCGACGCCGCGAAACGATCCACGCCTAGCCCTTAAACGAC